AACGCGCCAGGGGCGATTGTTTCAATGAATGGCATTGGAACACTGGCCTCATTGAACACTGCAGCGTATCCACGCAAACGCATTGTTCCATCTTCGGCCTGTCGTGCTTCAACATCGCGCACTGTAAATGTACGGCGTTCAATCTTTTTCATTTTGCTCCTTGAATCGGCTTCGGCATCTAGTGCATCAATTTTGCGTTGCGCCCAGTTTTGCGCCCTATCAGAAAAGTTGGAATCTCCACCCCACAACAACCAAGCAACTAAACCTGCGCCTGGATATTGAGCATCTGACGGATTATTGTTTTTTGGTGCTTGCCCATCTACTTGATGGCGTGCAAACCACGGTGCCATCTTACGAACTTTGTTTTCACTTACTCGACCTGCTGCCATCTCGCGTGCTTCACGCTTTGTGCCTTCGGTTAAGCCATCTCCCCCGAAACCTTCTTTGAGATAATCCAAACCGCGTTGTGCGTTCTCACGGATAAATGCGGGAACACTTAAATCAACTGCTCGAACTTCTCCGCCTGGTTCCATATCTTCAGCAATTGAAACTGCAACCATTTGATCTATTGCATCTTGCTTTGTGTCGTGACAAGCAAGAGTTGTATAAGAGCCATCTGATTCTTCTTTAACGGTTGCCCATCCTGAACAATCGGCTTGCTTATCGCTGACAAAATAAGGCATTACTTAACCTCATACACGGCCGCTGGGTCGGCTGGGTCAATTGTTGATACTTGCTGCAATTGGCTAGATGGAACGCCAGTGTGCTTCATATCAGGCAAGCCAACTGCCTGTGTAACTGCTGCTGGGTCAAAGCCAACTTGAATGAGACTTGAAGCAATTTCAGTGCGTAGCTTTAAGCCAACATCCTTTGCATCTGCTGCATCAATGTTTTGCAATGGCACACGGTACTGATCGCCAGCCTCAATTGGTGCCATATCTTCGTAAGCATGAACATCGTTGAGTGAGAGGAAACCTTCACGCAATCCCTTTGTGTAAGACTCATAACGCTCAAGTGTTGTGCCACGAAGTAGTGCATCTAGGTTGAAACGAATGAATCCGTCAGGTTCAGGCAGCAATGATGACATTGCTTGTTCAATTCGCTCCAAGATTGGGCGCAGTGAATACTGAACAAATGAAAGATTTTGTGCTTCAACTGATGCAAATGACATTGCACCCGCTACTGGATGGCCAATCAATGCCAATGGAACGCGGAAAATTCTGCAAACTTCTTCAACACTAAAGCGCCTTGATTCCAAAAGTTGAGCATCTTGGGCGTTAATTGTTAGTGGCTCAAATGATGCACCACCTGAAAGGATGCCAATTTTGCCTGCGCGATAAGGACCAACATGAGTAAGGTTCCAGTTGCGCCCAATGTCTTGTGCCTGCTCTTGTGTTAACTCTCCAGGAACTGCAATTACGCCACCAGGGTTTGCCGCATTTCCAAAGTATGAAGCGGCATAAGTATCTGCTGCCATTGCTGCGCCGATAGTTGTTCGGCAAGCGGCAATTGGTGAAAGGCCATATAGCTCACCAGGCAAACGGAAATCAGGAATGTGCAAGATGTCGCGAGCGCCTATTTTCTGCTCATACAATCCTTGTTCATCTCTGATTTTTACATAATAAATCAAAGGTTCCCCTGGTGCTTGGCGTTCAATGCGAACATTGCGCGGGTCAAGCACATAAGTTTCCATGACCTCATCATTATCATCACGAACCAAAAGAATAAATGCGTTGCCATTCAGTTTGAATGAGGTAATGATCTGCTCATAAAATTCCATTTTTGTTGTTTCAGGATTAGGATTTTGAACCCAATTTGGAATTTCACCATAAACTGCAGCATAAGAAAGACGAGCGCGACCACGGCGAACATAAGCGCTGACTGGCAAAGATGAAACTGTGTCAGACAAAAGGCGGATGCAAGAATAAACAGTTGACATTCTGATTGCGGTTTCGTCATCAACAACAACGCCTGCCAAAGTTTCATAGGCAGGGCGCCCTGGAATCAGCGGTTCAATAAATTGATTATTGCCTGAACGCTTCTCACTATTGTTGCGAAGTCGGTTAGATAAACTCATTAGTTAGCCTTTTCTGTAATCCACACTAGAAAAACACCTGCAACAATTAAAGCTAATGGCACTGAAATCATTGCAAGACCAGTTGTTGCAAGCGTTACACCCACAACTTCAACTGCAACTGATAGATCAATCTTCTTCATTATGCTCCCTATACCTGAATTGAAAAATACCGAGCAACTGGTGCTGGCGGTTCGGCTGGTTGTGTAGCGCGATCATAGCCAAAGATTGAAGCAACGGCGGCATCCACCTTACGCCTGCTACTTGCTTTGGCAACCATAACACCACGACTTGATTGTTTTGTTACGCAGTTGGCAATATGCCTAGCAAGTCTTTCGTCTCCATCATGGGTGAATGACTGGTTCACAACGCCTTCGTAGAATTTTTGTGTTGCGGGTACCATATTTGCAGCACTGTTGGGGTAACTAACAACTGGCAAGCCTTCTTCATCAAGAACCATAAAAGTTCTTTGCAATCGGTCTGGGTCGAATACGATTTCTTTAACATTGAATCGTTCATCTCTGAATGTGCTAACAATCGTTTCTTCAACCTCTGCAACAGGGATGTGCCAACCTTGTTCAGCATCATCGGGGCGTTCCCATAATCCAACAACCATCAGGTGAGGCTTTTCGCCACCTAATAACCACATCACAAGTGCGGTTGAGTCATTTGAAAAAGCACCATCAAAGGCCAAAATAACTTCTTCGCCAGGTTCAGGGAATCTATCTTTATCCTCTAACGCTTCCCAAGCACCTGTTGGCAGCCATGCTACCGAGGTACTGACAAAGCAATTGAGGCGCTTAGTTCTAAATTCAGCTTCAGGCGTGCGTAGCACGGCGGATGCAATTTCCTCTGCATCGAGTAAATCACCGTAACCAGGATTACTTTCAATCCACAATTTTTCGTCACGGTGATCGGCTTCAGGTTGTGTTGGTTCCCACCACGAAAAGAAAAATGATGGGTCTTTCTTTTCACCCTTTACAACCTGTTGGCCGTATTGGTAAAGCGAATAACACAATGAATCTTGGCCATTGCTTTGTGTCTTAACACCTGCCGTTGTGATGCCAAGAAGAAGTGAGTCGGCTCTAGCACCACCAGCAAGGCTAAGCACATTCCATAAATCCCAAGAAGGCTGGGCGTGAACCTCATCAAAGATTACAAGCGGTGAAGGGTTGAGTCCTTCTTTTGAATATGCTTCGGCAGAAAGTACGCGGTACACGCTGCCTTTATCTTTGAACTCAATTGCATCGCGGTAAAGAGTGAACATTGAAGATAGTTCTTCATCTAGTTCAATCATTCGCTTGGCAGTTCCAAACACAATGCGTGCTTGGTCACGGTCTGCCGCGCAAGAATAAATTTCTGAACCATTGCCGCCAAGTGTTAAACCAGCCAAGCCCATTGATGCGGCAAGCGCAGATTTTCCATTCTTTCTGGACATCCCCACCAAAGCGGTTCTATGACGAAATCTGCCATCTTCACGGCGGGCAAGGGTGTGCTTCAATAATTCCTTTTGCCATCCGCGCAGTTCAATCAACTTGCCTGCAGGTGATGCCACTGAATCTTTTGTTACTCGGCAAACGGCTTCGGCAAAGTTTGCATACAACTCGCCATCGCCACGCTCTTGATCTTCAATTGGCACTGGCGTTAACCAGCGTGGTGGCCAGCCTGCAACATCAGCCATTCTTCTTTTGCTGCTCTAACAACTGGGCCAACTTACCCTTAGCCGTTACTTCAGCAACCCCCAACTTACTGCGATCAATTGGCGTTAAGCCAAGCAATGAAAGCAATTTAATAATGTCACCTTCAACGGTGTTTAACATTCCGAACAATGGGTTTGCATACGCATAGCCTTTGTCGGTGTAAAGAACAAAATCTGATTGAGCCATCTTTGCTTGTAGCTCGTACTTCTTGTCCATCTTTTCGCAAAGTTCAATGAGCAACTTACTATCGCTGGTTGCAATCCAGGGTGCCATCTCGCGCACATCTGCCCACAACTTTTTGCCAGCATCGCTAAGGTGCAATGGCGCATCGCTTTTGATTTGTGGCAGTGCAATTACATTCTTGAGATCAGGCAGTTTTTGTTTGCCTGGATTTCCATTTTTGCGTTTAACTTCATTCGGCTTTGGTGCGCTCACTTGT